CGCGCGCGCGATCCGAGTGGGCGGGTCGCCCCCGACCGGGGGCCCCCCCCCCGGGGGGGTATGGGGGGGTGCGCGCGCTTCGAGTTCAACCTGAAGCGCGAGCGCCGAACCGGCCGCGCGCTCGCGCTTCGAGAAGTTCGGCGCTCGAGGTTCGGGCTCATGAACCCACCTCCTCGGCAGCGATCACGAACCCCTGCGGACCACCCCGACCCGGCAGCCGAACCCTCTGGATCAGGCTCCGTTGTTCGGCGATCGAGAGCAGGTCGCTGATTCGACGCCAGGACAGCGTGGGGTCTTTGGCTGCCTGCTCCCGCAACTCAGGCAGCGTGACTGGCTCGGTGCCGATGAACACCTCCACGAATCGCTCGACGCTCAATGCCGGCGGGTCGGGCGACCCCTTCGGGCTTGGTTTGGCGCGCTTTGGCTTCTCGCTCCTGAGCAGCGCCGGGTCGAGGTCGTGGGCGGGTGTCCAGATCGGGAACAACCAGCGCAGCGTCATGGGCTCAATCGGCGGCCACGAGCGGACCGCAGCATCAAGGACGACCGCGCCCGACTCCTCGTGCGGTCGCATGACCAAGTGCGTGTCAGTTGCCCGGCTCTGGCTGCCCGCCCCAGCCCCGACGTCGGTCACCGACTTGGCGGACTGGTTGCCCTTGGTCGTGTGGTGGATCAGGACGAAGCAGCAGCCCAGCCGGTCGGCCAGGGCATCGATCTGGTTGTAGAGGCCGGCCATCGTACCGTTGTCGTTCTCGTCCATGTCGCGCGGCATGAAGCGATAGAACGCGTCGAGGACGATCAGCGCGAAGTGGCCGGGGGTCAGCGACTTGAAGTAGGGGCCGAGGGAGAACAGGTCGCGGAGTTGGCCCCGTAGGCTCTGCACGAAGAGCCGGTCGCGGATCTCGTCCAGTCCGACGTGCAGTGCCGCCGCGACCTGCGGGATGCGGTGCGCGAGGGTCTCGGGATGCAGCTCGTTGTCGAGGATGAGCACCGGCCCGGGGACGGTCTGGAACGTATCCAACCAGTGCTGGCCGGTCGCGACGGCCATCGCCAGGGCGAGTACCAGCCAGCTCTTGCCGGTCTTGGCCGGCGCGATGACGTTCATCGTCTCCCCGCGCCGCAGCAGGCCGTGGATCACCGGCGGACGCAATAGCGGGCACTGACGCAGCAACTCACCGGTGGACAGCGGCTGGGCTTGCGAAACCAATGCGTGGTCCTGACCGAAGTGATCCTCGACCAGGGCAACGGAGACCGTGTCGGGCGCATAGCGCGCGATGCTCGCGGCGATCTGTTCGACTTCGCGCTGCTCGAGCGGCGGGTGACAGCGGTCGATGTTGACGCGCAGCAATGCAGCCAAGATCTCCGTCTGCGACATGCCGACGCGGCGCATCACTCCACCCAGGCGAGCAAGCGTGGCGTTGCGCTGACCCTCAGGGATGGCTTGACCATCCGCGGCGGGCACGGGTGTCTCAGCCGCCGCGGTCTGAATGAGTGTGGTGAGCCACTCCGGGCAGGGCGCCAGCGGCAATTCGCCGAGGGGGGCCGAGTCGCCCCAGGCGTATTCCTCCCCGTTGGGATGAATGCTGGGCGGCAGTACGACGTAGCCGCCATCGCCCTTCACGTCGATGCCCGGCGCCACCTTGCCCTGGGAGCAGGGCACGTGTCCGCCTGGATGGGCGAGGAACACGTGCCGGCCGCTGTCGCCCGTGCGGCTCTCGGGCGTTTCGGGCAGGGGGCCGTGCTGCGCTACCAGTGCGGCCAGGCTCTCATCGCCGGTATTCCGTGGATCGACGTCGACCGCGATCAGACCACTGACGCGCCCGGTCGCGATGGCCACGTTGGCGCGCGGCTCGGCGCGCCACCAAGCCCGGATCGTGTCCGCGTCCGTCGTGGCGTCGAGCAGCCCGTGCGCCGTGGCCGGCTTCTTGGTCGCCGGCCGGCAAGGGAACACGGCCAGCCCCGCGGCGGCGTAGCGCAAGGCCGTGTCGAGGAGTGGGCAGGCACTGACGGACACCAAGTCTCTCCAGGGATTCAGAACGGGACGTCGCTGTCGCTCAGCGGCGCGGCGTACTCCGGCAATCCTTCCTCGCTGTCCGGGCGTGGTGGCTTCGGCCCGAGCTCGTGATGCACGATGCGGTCGAACCGGTCATCTGGCCGGCGCTCGACCGTGATCTTCAGCGTGGGTGCCAACGCGCCGGCCTGCGCCACCTCGACGGCTGCTTCGGCCGTGCTGGGCACGGGTTCGGAAGAGCGCACGCGCCACCAGTGCTCGGCCTTCTGCCGCGCGTAGCCGGTGTGCTCGACGCAGACCCACTCGGCGACGTACTGGTTGAACCCGACGCGGTAGTCCACGCGCATTGATCGCGGCGCATCCGGCGGCGCGCCGCGCTTCGTGTGGACCGCGTAGAAGGTGTCGGTGACCTCGTGCTCACTCCGTGTGGGCTGGTCGGAGAGGACAGCTTCAGTGCCGGCATTCGCCTCGTGCTGCGAGTGCTGCCGTGGCGGGAACACATGGCCGCACGCCGGGCACACCGCATAGCCCGCAGCGATGACCTCGTGGCACTCGGGGCACTCCTTGGCCGGCGCCTCACCCTCACCGCTCGTTACGCCGGTGACCCGCAGTTGGTCGACCGGCCCGTGGCGTAGCGCGTTGCCGCCGAAGTCGAGCACGAGGCAGTCGGTCTTGCCCGGGTGCAGGCGGAACCCACGGCCGACCATCTGGTAGTACAGGCCCGGTGAGAGTGTGGGGCGGAGCAGCGCCACGCAGTCGATGTTCGGGGCGTCGAACCCGGTCGTCAGGACGTTGACGTTGACCAAATACTTCAACTGGCCGCTACGGAAGCGGCGCAGCGTCTCATCGCGTTCGAACGGCAGCGTGTCACCGCAGACGAAGCCGCATTCGACGCCGTACCGTTCCTGGAGCACGCGGACCACATGCTGGGCATGGCGAATGCCCGACGCGAAGATCAGCACGCTCTTGCGGTCCTGCGTGTACTGCACGATCTCGCGGCAGGCCGAGGCGACTAGGCCCTCCTCGTCCATCAGGTCCTCGACCTCGCCGGCGACGTACTCGCCGCCGCGGACGTGCAGTTTGTCGGTGTCCGGCTTCTGCGTGCCGGCCTTGGTGCGCAGCGGACACAGGTAGCCCTGGACGATCAGCTCGCGAACGCCGATCTCGTAGCAGATCGCGTTCAGGATGTGGTCGGGCGCGCAGATGGTGCCCGTCTTCATCCGGAACGGCGTGGCCGTGAACCCGATGACCCGCACGCGCGGGTTGGTCGCCTGCATCTCTGCCAGGAACTGCCGATACATGCCCTCGCCGTCGGGTGGGATCAGATGGGCTTCGTCGACAATCACGAGATCAACGGCACCGACCTCTATGGCCTTCTGATAGACGGACTGAATGCCGGCGACGGTGACGGCGTAACCAAGGTCACGGCGCCTCAGGCCAGCCGAGTACAGCCCGAACGGCAGGTCCGGCGCCACGGCGCGGAGCTTGTCCGCCGCCTGCTCGAGCAGTTCCCTGACGTGAGCCAGGATCAGCACCTTGCCGCCCCAGCGCTGCACGGCGTCGCGGCAGATCGTGGCCATGACCGGCGTCTTGCCGCCGGCGGTGGGGATGACGACGCAGGGGTGGTCATCCCGCTCCCGCAAATGGCGGTACACAGCCTCCACGGCCGCGAGTTGGTAGGGCCGCAACTGCATTTCAGTTCACCACGGGAGACCAGATGGCCGCGTCGTCCTGGGGTTGCTGGCGGTCGGCCAGGTCGCGGATCGTCACCGCCACACGGCCGCCAGGCACGACGTGGGCACGTTGGATCAGCAGCCACACGATGCGACTGTCGTCGGGGAACGCGCCGCCGTGCTGGAGCGCATCGAGGACGGCCTTCAGCAGGTTGTCGATGTCCCGGCGCCGCCGGTCGGGCGGGAAGACCTCGACCGTCACCGCCAGCCGGCCGACCGCCGGCGGCAGGCAGCGCGCGGCCAGGATGCGCGCCACCCGCCGCCGAAAGATCCGACCAGCCCGACTGATCAGCGTCCGCGGCCCGACGTGACGGTAGTAGTGGTTCACCGACGGCGGCCAGGGCAACTCGAACTTGATCGGTGTCGGCGTCAGCGCTGCCACGGCGCTTTCCCGTTGCCGGCGGCGGCCATCGCCGGCCGCGGCACCGCAGCGCCCTTGGGCTCGTAGCCCGTGATGACGTTGCCCATCTCCTCGGTGTCCTTGCGCTTCTTCAGGCCGACCTTGATGACCAGCGGCAGGTTGTGCAGCTCGGCGCTGTCCCTCGGCGCCAGCACGCCCACCGCCCGACAGATCGCCGAGAGCTCCGCCCGGGCGATCTTCACCGCCCGCGCATCGGGGTTGTCCAGGTTCAGCCGGGCCCAGACGAGGCGGCCCTTGTGCTCGCCGTCCACAACCTGGAGCGTCAGCTCCAGGAACTGGCCCGTGCCCTTCTTGGTCTTCTTCATCTCGCTGGCGGTGATTACCGCCGTGTACTTGCCGGCGGGGATGGGGTCGAAGGTGAAGTTCGGGTCGACCTCGCTCGCGTTGAAGTTGTTCAGCTCGGCCACGTGTCACTCTCCTTGTGCAACAGGTTCCGACTCGGGAACGAAGGGGTTCTCGCCGCGCACCAGCGCGGCATAGATGCGGTAGTCCAGGGGGATCTCGTCCGGCAGGCCCAGCCGGTTTTTCGCCACATGCGCCGGGCGCTCGGTGGTGCGGAGGATGCGTTCGCCCGTGCCGATGCCCTGCACGCGCTTACGGTCGAAGCCCTCGCTCGTCGTCTTGGTGTGGACCTTGTAGGTTGCGAACAGGACTTCGTCGCACCATTCCTGCACCAGCGCCGAGGCCAGCTTCTGGAGCCGCGGGCTGTACCTGTCGTAGGTGTCCGTCTCGGGGTTGGCGAACTTCTCGATCTGGACGTGGGCGATGAGGATCACCGCCATCCTGCGCTCGTTGCGGAGCGCGTCGAGTCCCTGGAGGACTTCGCGCCACTGCGTGAGAGCGAAGACGTAGCCCTTGCCGTAGCCGATGTCCTCGATGGATTCGACCGAGCGGTCGGCGCAGACCTTGGCCCAGATGAGCCGCTCCAGCCAATCGAGAGAGTCCAGGACGACGGTGCGGTATTCGTGCGCCTCGGTGTACAGCTCGCCGAGCGCGGCGAGCACGTCGGCGTAGGTCGTCGCCAGCGGGAAGCGGTCACAGTCGATGTTGGCCAAGCCGTCCTCGGTCTGAATAAAGACCGGCCGCTCAGCCATCGCGGCGAAGGTGCTTTTGCCAACGCCGTGTACGCCATAGAGGTTCGTACGGCGTGGGGCCTGCACGATCCCCCGTTGCACTTGCTCAAGCAGCTTCATGGGTCCGTTCTCCTGTGTAACGCGGTGAGTCTGTCGCTCCGTTGGTTGTCACTTCGTCGCTTCTGCCGATGAATCCGGGCGCGGGGCCGGTGCAGGGAGTCCCGTTCGCCGTCCGTGGCAATCACGCCACCCGGCCCCGGGCCCGGGCTCACAAGCGGTCGATCACGCGCAGCTCCTCGAAGCGGGTGAACCAGTTCCCCGTCGCGCGGCAGCGCCGCAGTTCCGTCATCGCCTCCTCGTTCTGTGCCTGGGCCTGGTCCAGCACGGCCGGCGCGATCTGCCAGACGCCGACCCGGAACGGCTCGCGTTTCTCGACGGCGACGACATGTACGGACAGGACGTGGCCGCTGACGACCGCCACGAGGGCACGGTAGAACGCAACCTGGTGGAGATAGCCGAACGCGCGGGCCGCGAACTCGAACGAGTCCAGCTCGTCGGCCGTCTTCAGGTCCACGATGCCGATCTGGGGGTTGGGGTTGATCCAGTCGATCCGCGCCTGGCAGGCGAACTCGGCGTACCGGCCGCGGATGACACCCTCGGCTACGCCGTCCGCCAACAACTCCCGGGCGACGGCGTGCTCCTTAACGGCGGCCGTCATCTGCTCGACCAGCGCTGCCTGGGCGTCACTGAGCACCGCCTTGCTCTGCCGCTCGGCCCACTCGGCGAAAGCCTTCGTGTTAGAGCCGAACGGTTGCCCCGTCCGGGGGTTGATCGGGCCGCCGACGGCAAACTCGCGCTCGTAGCGCTTCCGGCCCTCCAGGATCAGCGCGTGCGCCGCCCGGCCGATGAGATACGCCGTGGTGTCCCGCTCCGGGACGAGGCCCATCTCCTGCTTGCGGTACAGCAGCGGGCAGCGCCGAAAGCCCTCCAGCGCGTGGGCCGATAGCAATTCGCCGCCCTTGGCGTGGTATACCTCTGCGGGCTCGCGGATCAGGAAGCTCAGGGACAGCGGCGTCATCGGGCAACCTCGGGCGCTCCCCCGCACACCCTCTTGTTTGCCGCTCGCGGCCCGAGTTCGCGCGCGATCTAGGGGGGCCACGCCCGATCACATTTCGCACATGTGTGCCACATGTGTGGCAAACGTGTGCGACATGTCCCTCTCACGTGTGTACAGGTCCAACCACACATGCCCCACACGTGAAATCCGCCGCACACATTGAGCCGTAGGGACGTGACCCCGCGTCGCCTCGCACAATCGCCCCCGCGCTCGGGATGGCCCCCAGCGCCTGAATCGTGACCCTGGCAGGATCTCCGATGGACACCAACACCTATCGCAGCATCGTCCCCACTTGGCAGGTCGAGCTCATCAACCGCCGGGCTCGGCGGCGGGGCTTCCGGCCCGACGAACTCGACGACCTGCAGCAACAGATCGTGCCGCACCTTGCGGCGTTCCAGTTCGACCCGAACCGCAGCCACGGCGCCACGCTGCGGACCGCGCTCGTGGCGCTGATCGACCAGCAGCTCAAGACGCGGGCGCGCACTCTGGCCCGCTATCGTCGACACGTCGAGCGCCAGCAGCAAGTCGCGCGACGGCGTGAGCTGATCACGTGCGACGAGCCGAACGCGCTGAGGCTCGACGTCGGCGACGCGGTCGCAGCATTGCCGGCCCGAGAGCAGGCCGTCTGCAAAGCGCTCGCCGCGGGCTCGTCCATCGCCGACGTCGCCGCGCAGTTGCACTGCAGTTGGCACGCCGTGCGGCGGCTTATCCGCAACATCCGTGCCCGTTTCGAAGCACTGGGGCTGGGCGACTGGGTCGGCGCGTAACCGCAGCGGTGGGCCACGGGCAGATGGGAATTCCGGCGGCAACGACTGGATTTCAGGGCGAAAGCGCGCAACTTGGGGCTGCGCCGGACGCGGCTCCCGACCGCCCGCTGTCCCTGGCCTGGATCACCGAGGAGCTGATCGCCGAGCACCGGCGCGTGTGGTCGAAGTACTATCGGCGGCCGGTCAGTCGCGCAGAAGCGCTCGAGATCATCCAGAACCTGCGACGGTTCGCCGAGGCGGTGCTCCGGGCCAGCCGCGAAAGGAGCGCGCCGTGAACGTGATCGTCTGGGCCCGAGTCTCCTCCCGCGAGCAGCGCGAGGGCTACTCGATCGACGCCCAGCTCCGCGCCTGCCGCGAACGTGCCCAGAAGAACGGCTGGACCGTCGTCCGGGAGTTCGTTGTGGCCGAGTCCGCCAAGCGCGGCGCGGAGCGGCTGGCCTTCAACGAGATGCTCCGGTGGGTGAAAGCCAGCGCCAAACGCGAGCAGATCAAGGCCATCGTCAGCCACAAGCTCGACCGCGCCTGCCGCAACATGCGGGACGCCGTCCGGCTCCAGGAACTCGAGGATGACTACGGAGTGCAACTCACGTTTGTCGAGAACCAGTTCGGCCCCGGCGCCGCCGGCGCGCTGTCGTTCAACGTCATGGCCGCCGTCGCCCAGTACTACAGCGACAACCTGCGGGCAGAAGTGCTCAAGGGCATGGACGAGAAGGTCCGCCAGGGCTGGCCCACCGGCTTGGCCCCGTATGGGTACGTCAACGTTGATGACCGCGAGGAGCCGATCCAGCCCCACCCGGAGAAATCCCGGACGGTGATCCGCATCTTCGAGCTCTACGCGCGCGGGAACACCACCGTCAAGGAACTCGCGGACACCCTTGCCCGCGAAGGCCACGTCCACCGCCGCAGCGAGCCCCGCTTCACGCGCAACGCCTTGTACTACATCCTGAACAACCGTTACTACATCGGGGAGATCGTCCGCCGCGGGCAGACGTTCCCCGGTCGGCACAAACGGCTGATCTCACGCGAGTTGTTCGACGCCTGCCAGGACATCCTGAACGGCCGCAACCGCCGCACTGGCACGCCGGACCTTCCGCTGTCTGGCGGGCTCCTGCGCTGTGCTCATTGCGGGCGCGCCATCACCGGCGAGCGCATTCGGCGCAAGCTAAGGCGCGGCGGCCTGCACGAGCACGTCTACTACCGTTGTGCCAACAACGATCCGCCGCCCGGTCACCCGAAAGTCCGCTGGCGGGGCAGCGACGTTGAAGACGCGATCGCCGCCGACCTGGCCGCGTTGCGAATCGACCCGCCCGACGTCCGCGACCTGATTCGACGCACGCTCGTCGCGGCGCTCGCGGACGTCTCCGACCACCAGCAGCGGCAGATCACGCAACTGACCAAGCGGCAGACGGAACTGCAGAGCATGCAGGAGCGCCTGCTGAACGCCTATCTGGCCGGCACGGTCGACGAGGCCACGTTGAGGGCCAAGTCCGACGACCTGAAGGGGGACATGGCCCGGGTCACCGAGGCCCTGGAGGGGGCCAACCACGCTGACCCCGGGGTCACGGACAGGGTCATGGCCCTCTTCGATTTCGCGCAAAACGCCGCGGAACTCTGGCGCGGTTCAAACTCGGCCACGCGGCGCGAAATCCTAGACGCGGTGAGTTTGAACCGCGCCCTGAGCGACGTAACTCTTTGCGTGGAAAAGAGAAAGCCCTTCGACCTCTTGGCCGGAGGGCTCCTTTTGGAGAAAAGTCGGGGCGACAGGATTCGAACCTGCGACCTCGTGGACCCAAACCACGCGCTCTAGCCAGTCTGAGCTACGCCCCGGCGGTCGCCGCTTCATCATAGCCCCCCTCGCCGCGCGTGAAAATGCCCCGCGGCGCGCCTACCACGCCTCCAGGTCGCCCACGATCTCCTCAACCAGGTCCTTCAACGTCAGGATGCCGATGCACTGCCCGCCACGGTCCTCCACGACCGCCATCGTCTCCCGCCGGCGTTGCAGCGTCAGCAGCGCCGCCGCCACGCTCGTGTGCGCGGGTAGCCCCAGGTGGGGCCGGACGTATTCGACGACCGGCCGCACCTGCCGGTCGCTGAGCACGTCAAACACGCTGACGATGCCCACGACGTTCCGCGGATCGCCCCGGTACACCGGCATGCGCGAAAAGTGGGCCATGCGGGCGACGCGCAGAAAGTCCTCGCGCCGGATGTGCTGGGACACCGCCGCGACTCGCGGTCGCGGGATCATCACGCCCGCCACCCGCAGGTTCGACAGGTTCATCACGCGGTCGATCAGATCGCGCTGGAACCGGCTCAGTCCGCCCAGCGCCGCCCCTTCATGCAGCAGCCGCAGCACGCTCGCCCGCGGCAGCGTGTGCGCCTCGTCGCTCGGCCGCGAGGGATGGATGCGCGCCGCCAGCGCCCGTGTCAGCCGCCGCATCAGCCACAGAAACCCCGTGGCCCGCGCCGCACGCACGCCCCAGACCAGCGGCAGCGCCAGGGCGTACATCAGCCGATCCGCCTCGCGCCGGAACCAGTCCTTCGGAATCATGCCGCCGAAGACGAGCAGCAGGGGCGTGACGAGGAGCACCGTCCAGAACTGGGCGTGCCCGGGCGTCACCATCGCATCCATGAGCAGCGCGGTGATGCACGCCGTGCAGATGTAGTCCGCCAGCGTCGTGCCCAGCAACGTGGTCAGGATCACGTCCTCCTGCCGCTTCACGAGCGTGGCCAGGCGGCGCGCCGCCGGCTGCCCCTGATCCGCACGAACGCGGAGACGCACCCGATTGAGGCAGTAACTGCCGGTCTCGATTCCGGAAGCCAGCGCGCTGAGCACAACGCCGGCGGCGGCTCCGATCAGCAGCACCACGACCGTACTCATGGCGCTACTCCCTTGCCCTGCCGGTCCGAGTCGCGGGCTTCAGCCCGCGCGGCGTCAACGCCGCGGCTCAGCGCGTCACCCTCTGCCGGCGGCCCCAGCACCCGCAGCCGCACGCGTTCGACCCGACGGCGCTGCACGCTGCTGACCTTGAGTTCGACGTTACCCAGACGCACCGCGTCGCCCACCCGCGCCGGCCGGCCCAGGCGGGCGGTGACTAGGCCGCCGACGGTCGCGACGCCCTGTGCCAGTCGCGGGACGCCGAAAAGCTGCGACCAGTAATGCACGCTCAACCGGCCGCTGATGTCGAATTCGTTTTCGGCGAGTTGCACGATCTCGGGCTCGGACGGCTGCTCTTCGCCGCTGGTCAGGTCGCCGACGATCGCTT